ATGCCATTCTTGATGGTCTGTTTCAAATTACCTAAGTGGAACTTTGTAACAGACCATCAAGAATGGCATTATAAAGTGCTAAACAAGGAGGAGTATGAGAGGGTTGTAAAAAGCTACTGAGGAATAAAGATACAAAAATAAAAGATAGATTTTATGCGTAAAGAATTTGTTAAATTTTTATTAAAAGAACTAGAAACAAACAAAAATATAATTTTACTAACGGGCGATCTAGGATATAGGCTATTTGATGAAATTAGAGATAAATTTCCAAATAATTTTTACAATGTAGGGGCATCCGAGCAGGCTGGAATGGGAATCTGTATTGGTTTGGCTTTGGAAGGTAAAATCCCCATATTCTATTCAATAAGTCCTTTTGCTGTTTACAGACCTTTCGAAACGATACATATTTATTTACATAACGAACAAATACCAGTAAAAATTGTGGGCGGAGGGAGGGATAAAGACTATGAGATAGATGGTTTTACTCATGATGCAAGTGACATCAAAAATTTTATGAAATCATTGAATATAATTAATTATTATCCTAATTTTGAGGATAATTTGGAAGGAATCTTTAAAAAATTTTTGTACAATGGAAAACCAAGTTATTTGAATTTAAGAAAATGAGTCTAATTTCTGTTGATTTTGATGGCACAATATGTGAACGCTCTGGAATTACTAGGAAACCAAGTATTGATAACGAAAAACCAGTGAAATATGCTAAAGAAGCTATTTTATATCTCATGGAGAGAGGACATGAAATTTATATACAGTCAAACCGCAATTCTGATGAAATACTTGTTTGGTTAAAAGCAAATGATTTTCCTTTACTTGAGATAACGGATAAGAAAAAACCTAATACGGCTATTTATATAGATGACCGGGCAATAAGATTTGAAAATAACTGGCAATCAATTTGTAAATTGTTCGGATAATTTGACTAATTGATTTAAAAAGGTTACGATAGATTATCGTGTATATAAGACGCAGAGAACCTGCGTCTTTTTTATTGATATGGCAAGGCCGAGCGAATATACCACAAAAATAATAACAGAGATAAATAAATATCTTACTGAAGCAATCCCCCAAAATATGAAAATACCTACAGTTGAGGGAATAGCCTTAAAACTTGGAATAAGTAAAAATACTTTATATGAATGGGCAAAAAAGCATCCGGAATTTCAGGACGCTTTGGATGAGTTAAAAATGAAGCAGAAAGAAGCCCTTACCGAAATAGGTATATTTGGTGGGAAAGAAATCAATGCTACCATTGTTGCCTTACTTCTCAAAGTCAACCACGACATGATCGAAACCGATAGACATGAATTTAGAGGTGATGGATTCTTAATTAAATTGGATGCAGGAAATACTATTCAGCCAACTAGCAAAGTTTCAACCGAAACAGCTTGAGGCTTTTCATACGCTCTTTGACAATCGGTGTAAATATTTACTATACGGGGGAGCAGCCGGTGGTGGTAAATCTTATTTTATAAGATGGGCCGCTGTTGGGCTTGGAATATATTACTCGGGTAAATATGGGATCAAAAATGCAACAATTGGGCTTTTTTCTGAAGATTATCCTACCCTAAAAGATAGACAAATAATTAAAATCAAGTCGGAATTTCCAGATTGGTTAGGTGAACTCAGGGAATACAGAGATGAGGGATTTGCTTTCATAGCCAGTCCAAAATATGGAAGCTTTGTCATTTTACTAAGAAATTTAGACGATCCAAGTAAATATGCCTCAACAGAGTTTGCAGCAGAATGTGTGGAGGAGCTAACTAAAAATAAATCCGAAACATTTGAGGATTTAAGATTTAGATTAAGATACCCTGGAGTAGATGATGTTAAGTTTGTGGGGGCTACGAATCCTGGACAAATTGGTCATGCCTGGGTAAAAAAACTATGGATAGATCCTGATCCCAATAATCCAGATTTAGAGCAGGAGAGATTCTTTTTTATTCCAGCAACGGCATATGATAACAAATTTATAAGTAAAGAGTACATTACTCAGCTCAAAAGTATGCCTGAACAGAAAAGGAAGGCATGGTTAGAAGGAAGCTGGGATATATTTGAGGGACAAGTGTTTACCGAATGGAGTAAAAGTACTCATGTCGTCAAACCGTTTGAAATTCCGAAAGAGTGGAAGCGATATATATCAATGGACTGGGGAAGTAATAAACCCTTTTCAGTAGGATGGTATGCAGTCGATTATGATGGTCGATCATACCTTTACCGTGAACTTTATATGAACGCTGACGGTTTTGAAGCTAAATTTGGAGAGCCATTGACGGCCAGGCGACTCGCAAGAGTAATTCTTGGAATAACAAATGATGCAAACGAAAAATATGAATATGCAGTTGCAGATCCATCTATGTGGAACAAGATTATATTGGGAGGAAAAACGACCGAGATGGAGGGGGAAAGCTATGCCGAAATTATGATTAATGCAGGACTTAATCTAATTAAAGCAGATAATGACAGGATTAATGGTATGGCCAGGTATAGGGAGGCTTTGGCAAAAGCGCCCGATGGAACACCATGGTATCAGATGTTTTCGAGTTGCTATGATTCTATAAGAACGATACCAGCACTTGTATATGACAAAACACGTGTAGAAGATGTAGATACAGACGGGGAGGATCACTGCTGGGATAGGGATAGATATTTCTTTATGAGTCGTCCGTCGCCTGCAATTAGAAAAGAACCGAAATTAACACTGATTCAAACAATGAAAAAACAGAAATTGGAAGGAGAAAAAAATGAAGAATGGCTTAATTGGTAAAACAGATTACGATTTTTCAAGGGCTCTACTTGAGCTTGAAAATTTAATGGATGGGGCTTCAATTAAATTTATTTTGATTGGAGAGATAGCTAAAAGACTCAAAGAGGGTCTGAAACTTGATGGACTGGAAAAGATTGAAGTTGCCGTACCCAAACTGCAATTATCAGAGTATGCCATCTCAGCTCTTAAAAATTTGGCCATATTAAGGAAAATTGGTGAAGACTGGCAACATCCTGTCTTGAATGGTATACCGATTGAGATAAAAATAATTGAAAGAAAATACAAATTTTTTAAATATCCAGATAGAGTCGTCCATTGGGGGGGATATTTTAACATTCCCAATCCGATGAATGTTTACTGGAAAACTAGATTTTTAATAAAATGACGGAAATAATTTTAACAACTGTGATCTTGATTCTATCAGTCTTAATTGGCTGGATGGACTGGAATAATCGTAAGGAAAGAAAAAGCCTGATTAATGCAATCAAGGCCCACGATCCTGTTGATTTTGCCAATCTTGAACTTGTGGAAAAAACCAAGATCGAAACTGAAGTAAAAGAACCAGATCTGACACCACTCGATGAAGTAGATGACAAAAAGTTTTTTGAGTCAATAACGCCGAAAGAAGATGGAAGCTAAAAGATATTACGATACATCAAAAATCACAGGAGATGGTCTTGGACAAGCCATAGATGAGATGATGCAAACTGTGGAAAGTGCCAGAAAAAAGCATTCGAGGCGATGGTATGATAATAATTTCTTCGATGATGGATTGCACTTCAGATATCTATCAAGATCCCAGAACAAAATAATAGATCTTTCGGAAAGATCAAGTATTTATGAACCAATGAGAGCTATCCCCAAAGCTTCAAGACAACTCAGGGGTGTGATAAACCTATTAATGAGTAATGATTTCGTGCCAGTGGTTTATCCAGAAAAAGTTATCAGAGAAAACTTTGGAAGTGAAGAGGAATATGCAGCTGTGAAAGACCTTGCCAAAAATGTATCTAAACGCTCTGGACACTGGATTGAAGAAGAATTTAAAGATCAGGATATTAAAAATAAACTTTCGTTCATGGGTATTCTTACTGGTAAACATGGGATATCTTACTTGCAGATAACTCCCGATGCTGAATCAAGAGCAATCAAGACAATAGTCAGAGATGCTTTTGATGTTTATTTAATGGGTGAGATGAATGAAGTCGAAGAGTGTCCATTTGTAATAATTGGTCATCCCGAGGTGGTTTCAAAAATAAAATCTAATGAAGAATTCACGGCTGAACAGAGGGAAAAGATAAACCCCGATAATAAACAAGCATCAAGTGAAATCAAAGATGCTTATATGAGAGCCAGATATGGTGGGGATTTTAAGGGAGATTCTAGTGCGACAGTTATTCTTAAGGAAGCATATTTAAAGGAAAGACTCAATCCAGAGAACAGGAGAAAAATAGAACAACAAGAAAATGCCAAAGATATTTTGGGAGACAGAAAAGATGGAGATGTTGTTGTTAGACAGGTGTTTAGCGCTGGTAATATTTGGCTAAGAGATGAATATCTAGAGCTTCCCCATTATCCATTAGTCGATTTAAGATTCGAACCTGGAGCACTCTACCAAGTGCCATTAATTGAGAGATTCATTCCATCCAATAAATCGCTTGATGCAGTTGTATCTAGAATTGAAAGATATACACACACAATGGTTGTGGGGACGTGGATTAAGCGACAAGGGGAACAATTCAATGTTTCAAATCAATCTGGTGGACAAGTTGTGGAATATAAAGGTGTTCCTCCAACTCAGGGACAGGTAGCGAATTTACCGTCATTTATATTTAATTACATCAATCTACTTAATTCGTTTATTGAAGAACAGGGAGTGAGCACTGCTGCCCTTGCCCAGATACCATCAGGGGTCAAGGCGGCTAAAGCCATAGAATCATTGAAAGAATCTGAATATGCAAATCTAGTTATTCCCAACAAAATGCTTAAAAAGGCAGTCCAGACAATAGCTCAGAGATTTTTAGATTTAGCAGATAGATATTTTATAGATCCCAAAACAGTTCAATACCTTGAGAAAGGTGAACCTCAATACTTTGATATCATGAGCAAATCAGCAATCAATAAAAGAAAACAACTAAATGTTCCAGTTGGTGGAGATGTAGTTCCCGTTTCAAAAGATTATAAAGTAGAAGTGGAGGTTCAATCTGGGATGGGTTATACGAGGGAGGGGAAGAAAGCCGCCGCAAAAGAACTCGGAGATTATTTGATTCAATTATCGACGGCCGGACTCATACCACCCCAAGCCATTACTAAATTTTTAGAAGTAATGTTAGAGGCATATCAGTTCGGCCCGACTGGTGATTTTATATCCACGATGGAGAAATTCATGGGTGAAGCGAGTCTTACTGAACAACAATTACAGGCAATTAAAGTGGCCATTGCTGAAGTGATGAAAGATGTAGGAGTGGTAACTAAAGATGATTTGCCAACACCTGAGGATAGAATCACTGAAGATAAAATCGCAACAGCACAAGCAATTAAAGATACAGGTATAGCTGACGAAAATAAGGAAAGTCAAAAAAAGGAACCCTCCAAGAACATTTCATTTAAAGATCTTCCCCCAACAGGTAAGGAACAATTAGCCAGACAGGCAGGAATAGAGATAAATGTAGATGAAGTAAAAGAACAAGAACAAAAAGTTGTTAAAGGAGGTGTGGAAAAATAATGGATAAATATATGATGGAAAAAAGTGAAATGAATAAAATGATGGGCGAGAAAATTAAAAAATTAATGGGTGAAGGTAAAAAAAGGAGTCAGGCAATTGCAATTGCAATAAGCATGGCTAGAAGACATAAAAATAAATGAAAAATCCAGTAATCGTAACAGTAAGGTATTTATTTGACGCTGGAGATGCGTGGGAAAATATCTCTGACTTCGAAAGTGATTTGAAAGATTTTCTCTCAGCCTACGGTAAAGATGCTACCGTGGTCAGAAATATGGAGGGTGCGCCAAGTGGCGATTTATTCTTAATAATACAAACAATTGACAAAACCGGAATTGATATCGCAACCAGAAAAGTTATAAATTCTTCACCTAGAGCAGTTTTAAATAAATTAGAAAAACAATCTAAAAAAATAAAGGAACAAAAATGAATATAGGTACTCCTCCATTTCTGGCACACTTTGATCCAAACAAAGTACCAACGATAACAGGTGTTGTTGGTACACTTGGAACGGCAGATCAACTAGGAACAGCCAGGGCTATGCCTATTGGAGTTGATCCGGCGACAGGTGCGGCATATGTGTATAATCTTGGACCGGCGGGAACGACTACTCAAACTGGTACGATGCAGATAATAGGTCTTCGCCACGCAGATGAATTTGCCACACTTGTTTCTTCGGGAACATCAACTCTTGGGACCATCAAGGGAGGTGTAAGTGGCTCGGCTATCTATATAACTGGGCTTGTAATTTCGGTAGGTTCGGCAAGCAATGTGGTTATAGCTTCAGGGGGAACTTCTACTCCTATTCTTGGAACTTTGTTTTTTAATGCCAATGCAGGAGTGGTAGCTATGCCCTTTGACCCTCCAATAAGAACAGCTTCTGGCTCAGCTCTGGTTTACCAACAGTCAACTAATGGGCCGATGACAATTACAGTGGTGGGATACGTAGATTAAGATGGCACAAATTGTAGACAGTTATAGTGAGAGCAATTCGGACACAGAAACTAACTATACAGATTATCATGGTTATCTGTTTGGACAATCTTTTACTGGTGATGGAGGTACATTAAATAGTATCAAGGCATATCTTAAACGAAGTGGTGCATTTGCAAATAATATTTATATTTATGTTTTTGCTCACAGTGGGACCTATGGTACATCCAGTGTCCCCACGGGTTCTGTTCTAGCCACATCTGATGCCGTTAATTCATCAACAATCAACACATCACTGGGGTTGGTAACTTTTAACTTTTCTGGTGCAAACAAGATAACTCTTACAAACGGAATATATTATACGTTCTATGTGTTAATAGATAGTGGTGGATCCTTTGCAACCAATATTGTTTATGGTGGTTCAGACTCATCTTCTCCATCACACTCTGGAAATTTATTTTATGATGGTGGTGGAGGATATGTAGCATCTAGTGGAGAAGATTTATGTTTCTATGTCTATAAAGATGACTCGCCTAATTATTTAGGTAAACAATGGTAATTTGACATAAGAAATTCAGTTTGCTAATATAGTAAGTAGCGATATAAGGCGCCGACAGATTAGGCGCCATTTTTATTGGCTGAAACTATCAATCCCGAAAGGGTGTTGGAGGGGGGGTGAAATAAAATGGCAAAATTTTTTGATTCTAATCAAGACGGCGAACAAGACCAAGATAATAAAGGAGAATCTAGCGAAACTTCAAAAGTTAAACTTGGTGACACTGAATATGACGTAAATCAAGTTCAGGGTTGGGTAGAAAAAGCAAAAGCGATTGAAGAATTCGAAACTAAGCAGGGTCAGACATGGGAAGATGTCAAGGAAAGCTGGGGTAAAAGAGGCGAAGTCATTGGAAAGTTCAAAAAACTTACAGGAGCAGAAACTCCTGAGGAACTCGAAGAAAGACGAAGCGCTGAAGAAAAAGCTAAGCTTGAATCTAGGGCAAATTCTGGAGAGGATTTGACTCCCGAAGAACAAGACAAAGTAGTCAAAGAGGCTCTTACGAAACAATTGAAGGATTTAGGTTATGTAAGTAAAGAAGAATTTGACCAACTTTATCAAGAGAGAAGATCGGGTGAAAGACTTTTTAGTCAAGTAAACAAAGTTATTAAAAAGGCTGAGGCTGAGGGAAAACCATCAATATCAGCAGAAGATTTACTTTTGTTTATGGCTGATCCAAACAATCCTAAAGATCCAGAAATAGCTTATAAAGTAAAATTCGAAAAAGAGCTTGACGAGTGGAAAACAAACCAACTCAGTAAAATGAACAAAAAGGGAATAATCACAGAAGACAAAACAACTGCAGGGGGAAAAGACTTTGCCCCTAAAGCTCCTACGTCCGAAAATCTAACTGAGGTTCTAAAAGAACATTTCAGTATAGATTAAAGAAAGGAGGTGATTATTGCCGAGAGGGAAAGTTAATACTTTCCTGTTAGGCGAAAAAAATGGCTCAATTATTAAGTAATTATACTTCAGCTTTAAAAGAGATTTTATTGCCGTATATTCAAGATAATTTTCCCAAGAATACTATCCTTTTGGATAAAATGAAGCAAAATGCTGATGTTCAATACATCAACGATGAGTTTCTTGCTCCAATTTGGAGTGGTAGACATGGGGGAATTGCCAATCTTGGAAATGATGGTAATAATGTAATCTCAGCGAGTGGTAGACCTTCAACTAGAGGTACCGTTCCTGTGGAAACAGTCACTGGTGCGTTTGATATTTCTAAGTTAGCAATATCAGCGTCCAAGACTTCTCAGGGGGCTGTGGCTTCGGATCTGTCAGAACAGGCCAAGACACTAACCTCAGATTTTGCAAGGCATATCAACCGTCAATTGTTTGGAGATAGTATTGGAGTTGTTGCGCAATTAAGACAAACTGGTGGATCGGTTTCCGGTACGGAAGCCGCAGTCGAAGCAGTCGGAAATGGAACTGGTGCAGATGATGGCCGTGTTCAGGACCGATATGGAACGATCAATGGCGACATTGATCCCTTAAAGTACATCTTTGCAGACCAAGTTCTGGGAATCGGAACTGCAGGTGCAGTAGATGGTACTGTCAGTGCTAAGACTGGAACCTCAATTCAATTCACAGGTACACTGTCTTTGGCTGCAAGCGACTCTGTATACATCCAGGATGGTAGCGGTGCGGGAGCAGGTACGTCCGAATTCCTCGGAATCGGTGCGGCACTCTCCTCATCAACTGGTACGAGCACCTATGCAGGTGTTCCCAGAAGTACCACAGGATGGACTCCTCAATTTGGTAGTGCCTCTGAAGCTCTTAGTTTGGCTCGTATGGAAAAAGCTTATCTTAAAGCTCGTGAATACGGCCGTGAGGGCGACAAGTACTTAATCTTCGTGAATGTGACTCTTTATCAAAAATATGGCGATTTACTCGTCAGTATGAGAAGAACTGTCAATTCCGTAGAATTAACTGGCGGTTGGAGTGGAATAGATTTCCAGGCAGGTGCCGGAAAAGTAGCGGTCTTTCTTGATTATGATGTTCCAGATGGAGAGGTTATCGTTCTCGATATGAACACATGGACTCTTTGTCAAGTTGATCCTATTGACTGGCTTGAGAATCCCGAAGGTGGGGCTCTCTTGAGACTTTCAAATACCATTAAATACCAGGCTGTTATGGTTTGGTTTGCTAATGTTATGTGTTTGGCTCCTGCTGCAAATGCAAAGGAAACCAGGAAAACTGATTAACGGTGCTTTTTAGTTGGTTTAGGCATCAAGTGAGAGGAAAAGAACGCAGAATAAATAAGCGGACTAATACCTTAAACTAAACCAACTTTCCCAAGCCCATCTT